TGGGGGAAGCTATTTCTGCTTATGAAACACCTATATATGCTAGAGAGACTGCTAAAGAATTTAAAGAAGGGGATATTCTAGGTACTCTAGGAAGTGGAGCTATGACAGCACTATCTGGATTAGGTTCTATTCCTCTGTTTGGTGCTAGTATACGTGCCGTAAAAGGTGGTGTTAAAGGTCTTAATGATATTTTAAAATCTGATGCTTCAATAGAATCTTTTCAGAAAGCCTGGAAAAAGCAACCAGAGAATAAAATATCTCAAAGACAGGCTCAAAAACCTAGTGTAAAAAAAGCTGTTGAACAATTTGAAAAAGGTGAGATAACAGGTAAAGAACTTCGTAATATTATTAAAACTGATTTACCAATGAAATTGATTGATAAGGTTCAAGAAGTACCAAGTTTTAAGGATATTATTGGAGCCTTAGATAAGAATCAAGTTAAAAAAGGTATTGTAGGATTAAATAAAAGTTTAAAGGGACAACGAGTAGCAACAAGATTGGATATACCATCCTACAATAAACATGATAAGTGGATTGTTAGTATACATGAAGGATTAAAGGGAGCACCAACAGCATATTCAAAAACAGCTAGACTTACAGATGTTATGTTTGGAAGTAGTTCACGAACAGCTTTAGATATTGCTTCAGAAAAATTAAAACCTGATAAGAAATTACTAGAAAAAGCAAAAGAGAAATTTTTTAAAAAATATAAAAGAAAGCCGACTTCGGAAGAAGCAGCTAAAATGCGGTCTGATCCTAAAAATATGCGTCCTCAACCTAAATCTACTATTGCTAGAATGGAAGGAGATTGGGTTGATACCCCTGATGAGAGTACTATTTCTTTTGCAGAAAATTTATTTAAACGACAGAAAGATGGAAAGTTTTTTGATGAAGCAGGTGAAGAATGGATACAGGTAGGAATGAACCCTTATAGAGGAAGTTACTTTTATGATAAAGCTACAGGCCAAGCCTTACAAGCAGCCGATGAAGTAATACAAGTTGGTCCTCTTGTATTTGCTAAAAATGCATTTAGTATTGATTCAAGTAGAGTTAAGTCAGCTATAAAATCTTTTGAAAAAAGACATGGTAGAAAACTAAATCCAAATAAAAAAGAAGATATAGAAATAATTAATCAAATAAGAATTGATGCTAAAAAACCTACTTTATCTGAATATAAAAAGCACTTTACATTTAAAGATACCCAAGGAAAAAGAAAAGTATTTAATAGGGGTGGTATAGTAGCACGTAATCCTTACCCTGAAGCGAGAGGAATATATTAATGGCTGTTGAGAAAAATCCTTATGAGATGTTAAAGTCTAATGTTATTCCTATGGATATAGGAGTAGAAGAAGAGTCTGCTGCATCTATTGAAGTAGATGATGATGGAGGAGTAATTATAGACTTTGGTATGGAAGAGGAAGTAACAGAAGAAGATGCGATTGGTTTAGGAGAATGGTATGACGATCTCTGTGGAGAGATTGATGAAGATGAATTAAGCGATATTGCCAATCAAGTTTATAATAATTATCAGAGTGACAAGGACTCTCGTGGTGAGTGGGAGGATATGTTTGAACGTGGCTTTGATCTTCTTGGTTTAAAACTTCAGGATGCAACAGAACCATTTGAGGGAGCCTGTACTGCTGTCCATCCTCTACTTATTGAGTCTGCCGTAAAATTCCAGTCCAAGGCATCACAGGAATTATTCCCTGCTGGTGGACCAGTCAAGACACAGATTATAGGAAAGCAAACTCCTGACAAGGAGATGCAAGCTAATCGTGTCAAGGACTTTATGAATTATCAATTAACAGAGCAGATGTCTGAATACTTTGATGAGTTTGAACGGATGTTGTTCCATCTGCCACTAATAGGATCAGCTTTCAAAAAGATATATTATGATGCAAATCTTAAACGCCCTGTTTCAGAGTTTGTGCCTATTGATCAGTTTTACGTGTCTTATTTCGCTAGTGATTTGCGTAGGGCTGATAGGTATACTCATGTCATCTACCGTAGTCCTAATGATCTTAAACGGGATATCTCTGCTGGAGTCTATGTTGATATAGAATTACCCCAAGCAGGTACTCCTGAACAGAGTGCTATGGAAGAAAAAATGAATACTATTCTAGGGTTTTCACCATCCAGTGATAATGACCCTCAGTATGTATTACTTGAACAACATTGTTACCTAGATTTACCTGCTCCATTTAATGATCCAGATGGCGTGGCTCTTCCCTATATCGTAACTATAGAAGAAAAGTCTAAGCAGGTTTTAAGTATTCGTAGAAACTATAACCAAGACGATCCCAATAAACAGAAAAAGTTACACTTTACACATTATAGATTCGTACCAGGGTTCGGTTTCTACGGGTTTGGCCTAATGCATTTCTTAGGTAATCTCACTATGACTGCTACGGCAGCTATGAGAGCCTTGGTTGATGCAGGTCAATTTGCGAACTTACCAGGAGGTTTTAAAGCAAAGGGTGTACGAGTAGTTGGTGACAACGATCCTATTGCTCCTGGTGAATTTAAGGAAGTTGAGTCAACTGGTATTGATCTCTCAAAGGCTATTGTTCCCTTGCCATACAAGGAGCCTTCCTCAACTCTCTACCAGATGCTCCAGTTTGTATCAGCAGCAGGACAAAAATTTGCTGATAGTTCAGAACAAATTATTTCTGACAATTCATCTTATGGTCCTGTTGGAACGACAATGGCTCTGCTTGAAGCATCAAGTAAGTTTTTTAGTGCAGTCCACAAGAGACTCCACAAATCTCAAAAAGATGAGTTTAGACTGTTAGCTGCTATTGATTATGAGTATCTACCGTCTAAGTATCCCTATGAGATTCCTAATGCTAATCAGCACGTATTTAGGAGAGACTTTGATGGTCGTGTAGATGTCCTACCTGTCAGTGATCCAAACATTCCTTCAAATGCACACAGGATGATGATGGCTCAAATGGCACTTCAACTTGCTCAGAACTCGCCTCCTGGTATGTTCAACTTAGAAGCACTTAACAGAACAATTCTTAATTCTGCTAATATGCCTAATATTGAGGAGATACTCCCACCGAAACAACAACCACAGAAACTTGATCCTGTATCGGATATTATGGCTGCAACTAAAGGATTACCTATTGCAGCATTTCCAGGGCAGGATCACGATGCTCATATACAGGTAAAGATGGCTTATCTTCAAGACCCTATGAATGGAGCAAATCCAATTATGGAACGTATTGCTCCTGTAATACAGGCTAATATACAGGAACATTCTGTAATGAAGTATCAGGAACAGATGAGTGGTGTAACCCAACAGTTAGCACAGGGAGCACAAGACCCTGCTGTTATTGAACAGGCTATGGCACAGGCTGCTCAACAGGTTATGCAAGCTAATCAAATGGCTGCACAGGGTATGGGACAGTCTATTGAACAACAGACTATACAACTTCAACAGGGTCAGCTTATGTTAGAAAAAGAAAAACTTAGTGCTGATACTATGAAAGATAGTGCAGAGATGGCTCTAAAGAATAGAGAATTAAATCTCAAGGAAGACCAACTTAAAGTTCAGGCTTATAAAGATGGAGCTTCAGCTATTATGAAGGCAGAAGAAAAAGAAAAGGATCGTGTTGCTAAAGAAAGTATGCAAGCAGTAGAACTTATGGCTAAGATGGCTGAACAGGAAATGATAGATGATACTAAACGTGACCTGAAGTTAGCTGATATAAAAGCTGACATGGCTAAAGAAAAAGACCGTACTGCTCGTGATATAGAATTATCTAATATTCAAACCCATAGAGATGAAAGACTAGAAGGAGAGGAGTAAACAATGAGTAAATTTATGAATCAAGGAAGTATTGGTAATAATGATTCCAACCAATCAGTAGGTGACTGGGATGATGTAGATTATTCTAGCTGGAGTGTAAGAGCTAAGAAAGGTATTACGGAAGAATTTCCACCTGATACTTATAAAGTTCCTAACCCCAAACGGAGTACTCGTGAAACTAAAGGTCCAAGTTTATCATAGGAGAATTTTATGAAAGAATGGATAAATAATAAAATTCAACAGATTACTTGTAAGTGTGGGCTATCCTGTAAGGGGATGTGGATAGCTGTAGCCTTATTAATTATAGTAATAATGTTGGTTTCATCTATCTAATGGATATTTGGGATGATGTTATTCAATCTTATAATAAAGAAATAGAAGGTTTAAAGAACTCTCTTGCATCTGGAAGTATAGAAGACTATGCACATTATAGACAACTTGTAGGTTCTATTAGTGGTATAGAATGGTCACGACAACAATTAACTGAGATCATTAAACGTAGACAACATCTAGATGAAGAGGACTTTTAAATGAGACACGTTGAATTATCTGGTGCTATCAAAAACGATGAGTGGATTGATGCAGTAGATGGAGAAGTAAGTTTGGATGAGCTTCCAGAAATTCCTGGGTATCATGTATTGGTACGCCCTTTCTCAGTAAAGGAGAAAACTAAGAGTGGTATATTTATTCCAGATTCCATTAAAGATGATATTGCCTATCTTACAACAGTAGGACAGGTTATTGTAGTAGGAGACTTAGCTTATGAAGATGTAAATAAGTTTCCTAAAGGACCGTGGTGTGCAGAAGGTGATTTTGTATGTTATGGTAAACATACAGGCACTAAACTTTTTTATCAGGGACAACGATTTATATTATTGTTTGATGACCAAGTTATTATGAAGGTAAGTTCTCCTAGTCATTTGGACCCTACCTTTAATTTAAGTCACTAAAAAAAAGTTGCGTACCACGTATATAATAGTGTATAATATTATTATTGGACGTAAATACGTTTGACTCGTCAACAACGGAGATTATAATGTCAGAAGAAAAAGAAATTGAAGTAGAAGAACAGGATGATGGTGGATGGAATAAAATTACTGTTCCTTCCGAATCAGAGATGGAAGTTGAAGTAGTAGATGAAAAAGTTGAAGCAGTAGAAGAAAAAGAACAACCTGAACCTGCTCCTCCTCCCGTCAAGCCTGATGAACCTGAGTTAGAAGGAATTGAAACTCAGGGGGCAGAAAAAAGAATACGTAAATTAATTCGTCAACGTAAAGAACGTGATGAAGAAATTAATAAATTAATGGAGCAAAATAATCAACTTCAGTCTAAACTAAGTAGTAAAGAAACTGAAGTTGCTACAAATGTTAAACAAAATATTGAATTAAGTTCAAAACAGATTGAGGATAAAATTGAATTAGCTAGGGCTGCATATCTTAATGCCTTTGATGGTGGAGATAAAGAGCAGCTTCTATCAGCACAGGAAATTTTGAATCAGGCTCAGTTTGAAAAACAACGTATTGAAGAAGCTCGTACTGCTTTAGATCAATATGAAACAACCCAACAGAACCAACAGACGGTTCAGGAGCAACAACAAGAATTTCAACCTGACCCTAAAGCAATGAGGTGGGCATCTGAAAATGACTGGTTTGGTCAGGATCAGATAATGACTTACGGAGCTTTAGAAATTGATAAACAATTAAAAGAAGAAGGGTACGATCCTTCTGAAGATGATTTCTATGTAGAAGTGAATAAGAGACTGAAAGATACTTTTCCTAATAAATTTGGAGGAGAATCTGAAGTACAAAATTCACAACCCCGTCAGCAGGAAACGTCACCTGCTCAAGTGGTCGCTGGTACGTCACGCTCACCCAGCACTTCTAGTAACCGTAAGGTTAAGTTAAGTCCAGAGGATATTAGACTGGCTAACAAATGGAAGATACCACTTGAAGTATATGCAGCAGAGAAGCTCAAAGTTGATAAGGCTGAAGGCGAATATACTAATGTTGCAACTGAGAAGCGTGGAGGATAATAATCATGGCACGTACACAATCACGTAGTTTACAAGAACGGGAAAATCAAACTAGAGAAGAAGTTTATACCTTTGAAGAAGAAGATGTTCTAGCAATACCAGAAGATGTAAAAGCTAGGTTTCTAAATCAGGGTATGGTTCTTCGTTGGATACGAATCCAAATCAGAGGTGCAGATGACTATCAAAATGTTGGAAAGCGTCAACGAGATGGATGGGTGTTCGTAACACCAGATGAAGTCCCAGAATTGTCAACAAGCTCCATCGTGAGGGAGGGAGGTCGCTATGCAGGTACAGTTGTTAGAGGTGATGTAGCCCTAGCAAAAATGCCTGAAGGTCGTGCAATAGCGAGAAGGGAACATTATGAGAATAAGGCTAACGAATTAATGAATGCTGTAAATAGTCAATTAATGAGTAACAACGATTCTCGTATGCCCATTTATAA